AATTTCCTGCAATCTTTCCTGATAGTCAAAAACCTTTATGGCCTGAATATTGGAAGATAGAAGAATTAGAAGGGGTCAAAGCTTCTATTCCTGTGAGCAAATGGGAAGCACAGTGGATGCAAAACCCAACATCAGAAGAAGGAGCGATACTAAAACGTGAATGGTGGCAAAAATGGGAACACGATGAAGTGCCAGAAATGCAGTACGTGATCCAGTCATACGATACAGCTTACACCAAGAAAGAAACGTCTGACTTTTCTGCTATTACGACATGGTGCGTGTTCTACCCTGATCCTAACTCTATGCGGCCAGCTTTGCTGTTGCTAGATGTTAAAAAAGGTAGGTGGGATTTCCCTACGTTGAAAAGAGAAGCCTTTAAACAATTTGAGTATTGGGATCCTGACACAGTAATCGTAGAAGCCAAGGCCAGTGGTCTACCGCTCACGGACGAATTACGTCAGTCAGGTATCCCTGTGGTCAACTACTCACCTGGCAAAGGACAAGATAAAATCGCAAGAGTAAATGCTGTTGCGCCAATGCTGGAATCAGGTATGGTATATGTACCAGATACACGTTGGGCGGACGAATTAGTAGAAGAATGTGCGGCGTTTCCTTTTGGAGACCACGACGACTTGGTAGACTCGACTACGCAAGCACTAATGCGTTATCGACAGGGCGGATTTATTGGTTTAGAATCGGACGATGATCTGCAGGATAATCAACCGAGACGGATCAGAGAATATTATTAGGAGACTATAATGGCTGACAAAGGCGAAAAGATAAAGGACCAAGGATTTGTTCCTTATGCAAAACAATCCAACATGACAACTTCTAAAAAGCCTTCACCTGGAGCAGGTAAGGGTAAAAGTCGTGGCGGTGGTGATTCACTGAGAGGCACAAAGTTCACAGGCGTTTACTAAATGAGAGTCAAAGCACCTAAGGGCTATCATTGGATGAAGCAAAAGAATGGTAGCTACAAACTGATGAAGCACACAGGCAAGTTTACTCCTCATAAAGGAGCGACTATGAATGCAAATTTTGCAATTCAAAAAGCACACAAAAAGTAAATGGCAGAAAACAACAAACCAACCAACATAGAAAGGTTGTCAGATTTAATCGATCTGGAAGTACAAGATGGTGAAGAGGTTCAAATTGAAGAACCTATGCAAATGGGTGAAGGAGACATTTCTGTTGAGCTGTCAGAAGAAGGAGCACAGATAGATTTTTTCCCTGATGCAGAACAAGCGATAGACACCACACCATTTGATGCGAATTTAGCGGAGTACATTGACGAAGGCGAGCTAGGACGAATTGCTTTTCAGTTAGTCACTGATTATGAAGAAGATAAAGCAAGTCGCCACGATTGGGAAGATGCATACGTAAAAGGACTAGATCTACTTGGCTTCAAGTATGAAGATAGAGACAGACCTTTTCCAGGAGCATCAGGCGTAACGCATCCTATGCTCGCTGAATCCGTGACCCAATTCCAAGCGCAGGCTTTTAAGGAGCTATTACCTAGTAAAGGACCCGTAAAAACAAGGGTTATGGGCAATGAAACCCCTGAAACTGAAGATCAAGCACGTAGGGTAGAAGAGTTCATGAATTACCAAATAACCACGGTAATGGATGAATATACCCCTGAAATGGACCAATTACTGTTTTATTTACCCCTAGCAGGCACAGCATTTAAGAAAGTTTACTATGATGTAAGCAAACAAAGAGCGGTCAGTACGTTTGTACCCGTAGAAGATTTAGTCGTTCCGTACACAGCCAGTGACTTAGAGACTTGTGAAAGAGTGACGCACGTAGTCAAAATGAGCTACAACGAAATCAGAACACAACAGCTCGCAGGATTTTACAGAGACATACCACTACAACCTGCTGAAACTAATATAGCCAGCAGTGACACCATAGACAAAGAAGATGAACTAGAAGGACTGAGTGCTACCACCAACGACATGATGTATGAGTTGTTGGAATGTCACGTATCCATGGACATGCCAGGCTTTGAAGATGAAGATGGATACCACTTACCTTTCATCATTACAGTAGACAGAGCTTCCAACGAAGTGTTATCGATCAGAAGGAACTACAACCCTAACGATCCACTCAGAACAAAGATACAGTATTTTGTACACTACAAGTTTCTTCCTGGCCTTGGGTTCTATGGGTTCGGCTTAATACACATGATTGGCGGTTTGTCTCGAACCGCGACTGGAGCCCTACGACAATTGATCGATGCAGGTACGCTGGCGAATCTACCTGCTGGATTCAAGGCCAGGGGACTTAGAATCAGGGACGACGAGACTCCACTAGAACCAGGAGAGTTCAGAGACGTAGACGCACCTGGCGGAGCACTAAGAGATTCACTGATACCATTACCTTATAAAGAACCATCAGCGACATTACTACAGCTGTTAGGATTCTGTGTAGAAGCAGGACAAAGATTTGCATCGATTACTAATCTACAAATGGGAGAAGGTAATCAAGAGATGCCAGTAGGCACGACTATGGCTTTGCTAGAGCAAGGTACAAGAGTCATGTCCGCTGTACACAAAAGATTACACTACGCACAGAAAACAGAATTTAAGATACTAACCAGATTGTTTGCAGAGTATCTGCCTCCTGTATATCCATACCAAGTTATTGGTGGTGATCAACAAATTAAACAAACTGACTTTGACAATAGAGTAGATGTCATACCTGTCAGTGATCCTAACTTCTTCTCAATGAGTCAACGTATTACATTGGCACAACAAGAACTGCAGTTAGTACAAAGCAACCCTGAAATACACAATATCAAGGAAGCATACAGAAGAATGTACCAAGCGTTAGGAACTGAAAATATTGAAGCATTGTTTGCTCCAGATCCACCACCTCCCGTTCCGATGGATCCAGCAAGTGAGAACAGTGCCGCATTAATGGGTGCACCTCTCATGGCATTCCCTGACCAAGCGCATCAGATACATATAGAGGTGCATCTTACTTTCTTAGAGTCAGGTGCTGGTATGACTAACCCAGCGACAATACCGCTTATGGTATCGCACATATTCCAACACATATCACTAGAAGCACAGAATCAAGCCGATGCACAAATGCCAGAACAACAACCGCCTATGCAGCAACAGATACCAGGCATGCAACAAGGCGGAATGATGATGCCACCTCCACCGCCTAACCCTGCAAAAGAAGCTTTGAAGGCTCAGTTAGAATTAGAATTGATGCAGCAAGTTATGCCTAGAATAGAAGAAATACTATCTCCTGGTGATGATGGCGTTGTAACCTTGAAACAACAAGAGCTTGCAATACGTGCAAAAGAAAATGAAGATGATAAGATGATCGCAGAGGAAAGGATCAAACTAGACAAAGCCAAGCTTAGACAGAAAGATCAATCCGAAGAAGAGAAGTTAAGATCTCAAGAAGATATAGCAGCAATGAAAGTTGGTGCAGAAAGAGAAAGGACAAGAAAAGATGGTAGTTAGAATTCCAGGCTTAGAAGACATTGACATGGAAGCTATAAACGCAGCTGTTGCACAAGCTATGTCTGATACTAATATGAGTGGGCTAAATTTAGGAGCATTAGGCACAAGCGGACAATCTGTTATGGAAGGTGAACCAGTAACTTTACCTGCTGACCCTGTAGCTCCAGTCTTTGACAGAAGCGATGTAGCGGGTTCGTTAGCTGCTGGTTTAGTTCCAACACAAGAGGATATTGCACACATCTATGCACCATATTTACTGGGTACTAGCTACCCAGAGTACACTTTAAGTAGAATTAAAGCTTTAGAAAATGCTGGTTATGCCTTAGAAGGAGCTATGCCAACTAGTAATATAAAAATTGTTCCCAATACATCCAGCAGTGGCGGTAGCAGTTTTGTACCCAAGACTTCTGGTTCAACGTCACCCATGTCACCCATGGTTGAGCCAGAGGTCACCCCCATGGATAGTGACATAGATAGGGCTGTAGCCTCAGCCGTAGCGTCTGCCACGGCATCTGGTGGAGACCTGCCAATACAAGCTGCTGATGATCCTATTCTTACAGTTGATCCAGCACAAGCAGCCGTCGAAACAGCCGTGGGCAACGGTCAACCGACCACGGACGATACTATATTGGATGAAGATGCTATGCCAATATATTTAGATTATATGGGAACAGATGAAGGAGGGGACTATAGAGTATCGGGTGGTAAAAAGAC